TAATAGTTAATTTTAAAAGAGATGCGTATGTGTTATAATATTTAAAAAAGTAAAAAGGTTAACTTTAAAAGGGGAATATTATGACAAGTTTATTTAAAAAGATATTAAAGAAAAAAAAGTTTAAATTATATAAACCAACTATGTTTACAATGCATAAAACATCAAAAATTAATATAAAAAATAACTTTCAATTTAATAAACAATGGGTTAAAGTCAAAAATATTAAACCTGGGCAATTAAATTTAGAAAAGAACGCAACACTAAATATAAATGATTTTGTTGTATATTCTGGATGTTCTATCGGCATTCAAGAAAATGCAATTTTATCAATTGGGACAGGGTATATGAGCTTTGACTCTATAATTAGATGTTCTGAAAAAATAACAATAGGAAATGGTGTATTTATAGCTGAAGGAGTTTTAATTAGAGATAGTGATGGACATAGTATAATAAGTGAGCCACATAAGAATAAAGCTCCTATAGTAATAGGAAATCATGTGTGGATAGGGAGTAGAGCTACTATCCTTAAAGGAGTGACTATAGGAGATGGAGCTATAATAGCAGCAGGGGCAGTAGTAACTAAAGATGTACCACCTAAAACTTTAGTTGGAGGAGTTCCAGCTAAAGTAATAAAAGAAAATGTAGAATGGGAATAGGCTAGATTAATTTCTAGTCTTTTTTATATCCAGTTAGTTCGCAATTTAAAAATATTGTGCACTAATTTACTAAGTATTTTACCAAGTAAATGTCAAGTAAGATCATAGAACAGTTAACTATATTATATTAAACTTATAGTATAATAACTGTAAAGGGGGTGAAAAAGATGTAAAATGTGAGAATACAAAAAATAAAAACAACTATATAATTAAAAAAACTAAATCTATTTTTAAAAGGACTGTAGCGCTACAGTCCTTTTTTATATAAGAAAGGAATTTTGCATGAATGATGAATGGTTAAAAGACACACTAAAGAGACACGATGAAAGGCTGCAAAGACATTCTGAAAGAATAGACAAACTAGAAAATACACAGTCTGAAATGGCAGTAAAAATAGAAAATCTATGCAATACCATAGACAAATTAGCAAGCAACTTAAATAAACTAACTTATGCAATTATAACAGCATTGGTTAGTTTTTTCTTTTATGCAATACAAAATAATTTATTTAATTAATAGGAGGTAGTTATGTTTGATTTAAATTTATTAGGTAGCTATTTAGTTTTAGTAGTAGTAGGTATTTGTGTATGTGTAGGATATGTTATAAAAACAAGTTTTAGTTTTATAGATAATAAATACATACCTTGCATCATGGCACTTTTAGGATGCGCTTTAAACATATGGATAGCTGGATATGTAAGTCCAGAAGTTATACTTGGTGGATTATTTTCAGGGCTTGCTTCTGTAGGCTTACATCAAGCTTTTAAGAACTTGATAGAAAAATAGATATAAATACTTTATAAGGTGACTGTAAGGTGCTTAGGAAGTGGATAGGAAGGTCGATTTTTTAAGCATCTTTTATTTTCAGAAAGGATTTGATAATATGAGTAAAAAATATTTAGTAGCTATAGATGCAGGACATGGTATGCATACAGAAGGTAAACAATCAGTTCCAATGTCAAAAAATTTATACATAGATGGTGAATTAGTAAGAGCAAAAGGAAAGATCATCAAAGAAAATGAATGGAACAGAGGTGTAAGTGAATATCTAGCTGCTGCACTAAAAAGATGTGGAATAGATACAATGTTTACTGCAGATATGACAGGTAAAACAGATATTGCCTTGTCTACTAGAGCAAGTAAAGCTAATAAAGCTAAAGCAGATATATTAATTTCAAATCATTATAATGCAATAGGAAGCTGTGCTAAATGGCAAACTCGAGTTAAAGGGTTATTAGTATTAAGAACTAAAAATTGTTCTGAAAAATCTATAAAATTAGGAAAATTAGCAGTTAAGCATCTTAAAAAAGACATAGACTATGAATATAGTTATGGTTTAATGCGCGATGTAGATATGAGTGGATTTACATTAGCTATACTTAGACAAACAACAATGCCAGCAATATTAATCGAGTATGGTTTTATGGATTATTGGAATGAAGCAAAACTTATGCTTGATAAAAAACATCAAGAAAAATGTGCTGAAGCAGTTTGTAAGTCAGTATGTGAATATTTCGGAGTAACTTATATAGCAGAAAAGCAAGAAGCTACTAAAACTAAGTATGTTAGAATATTACAAGATATAAACATACATAGCAAACCAGATTTTGATGCTGCTAATGTAATAGGTAAAGTTACTGCTGGTGGAGCTTATACTGTAGTAGAAACTATAAAAAGAACTGGAACAGATATGTATAAATTAAAATCAGGAGTTTATATAACAGCTTCACCAAAATATGTAGAAGTATTTGAAAAATAATTATCGGACGCGACCGATAGCGACCGATAGCGACCGATAGCGACCGATAACATTTAGATAATATGTATAAATATTCCAGATGTAGTCGATACTCTAATAAAGGAGGTGTCGGCCATGAAAAAAATAGCATTGGAAATAACAGGGCGCATTGCATATCTAGGAATTGGAGTAGCAAGTGCTATATTAATAATGATGTAATGGTAGGCTAGGGGAGTATATCTCAGAAGATAATAAATAAATAAGGCTGGAGAAATGAATTCTCTAGCCTTTAATGTGTTATAATAAATGTGGATAAGTTAATTTTACTGACATTTTTACTGACATTTTAATTTGAAATTTTGTTAAAACGTTGGTATTGCTAATACTATAAGTTTAATATAATATAGTTACTAGATATATTAAATATGATTTATTAGTATTTAAATCGGTTTACAATGTTTAAATATCAGTGTTTTTTGATTTATTTATTTTTAAATAGCTTACTGACAATTTACTGACCAGTTAAGTTTTTACTGACAAAACTGACAATTTACTGACTTAGTATATTGTCAATTTTGTCAACTGCTATCTTATCATTTTCCTTAAAAGCATGCGCGTAGATTTTTAATGTAATAGATATGTCGGAATGACCCACGCGTTCTGATATTGTTTTTACATCTACACCAGATGCAACTAACATAGAAACATGAGAATGTCTTAATGCATGTAGCTTTTTAAATTCAAGCCCAATTCTTTTAATAAATCGTTTAAAAGTAATATCTAAATTGTACGGATTATAATAATTGTTATTGCTGTTTATGCATACTGTGTCATATTCTTTTTCTTTCATTAAACCTTGTAACTTTAATTTATTTTGTCTTAATTTCTCTTTTTTTAGCATGTCAAAAACATGATCTGGCAGAGAAATTTTTCTTATTGATGATTTACTCTTTGGTTGCTTCATGATATATTTACCTTCTATGTATTGTAAATTATATTGAATTTTTATAGTTTTATTTTCAAAGTCTACACAATCCCATGTTAAACCTAAAACCTCACCGCGTCTTAGACCTCCATAGATTAAAAGCTTTATAGCATTTTGAAAATATATACTTTCACTTTCTAAAGCGTTTAGTATCTGTTTTATTTCTTCTATCGAATATATTTCTTCTTCGTGTGTTTTATTATTCTTTGGAAGGATAATAAAATCAGTAATCTTTTTATTTATCTCTTGTAATCTGTATGCTTCATTTAGTACAGCATTGCATAATTGCATTATTTTTCGTTTTGAGCGATAAGCTAAATCTTTTTGAAACACATAATTAACAAATGTTTGATATTTATTTACAGTTATGTCACTTAATTTCATATTTCCCCAATAAGGTTCGACATGTTTTTTTACGATACTTTTCGCACAAGCAATAGTATTTTCAGATATTCCTAACTTGCTATCGTAATATCGATAACAGCGATTTATAAAAGAAATGTTACTCGGCAAAGCATAAATATCATTATTTATACTATTTTTAACTTCTATTAATTTTTTATCTGCATCTTTTTTATTTATAAAACTACCTTGCGACTTTTGTTTCTTTTTGCCAACTTCATCTATATATTCTACATATACATAATATTTGTCATTTCTTTTACGTATAAAACTACTTAAAATTTTTTTCATTGGTAACCCTCCTTATAAAAAAAGAGCAGCTGGTAAAACTGCCCTGATGTTTATCTATATTATTTATATAATAATAAACTTTTATTAACCTCTCCTAATTTTACAAAATCAGAAGGCTCTATATTGTCAAAATTAACCTTTTGAACTTCACTACCATCTAATTTTATTGAATAAACACATTCATTTTTAAGATTTCCATATTTATCTTCTGTATCATGATAATATTTAAATTTATATTCAGAAACTTTATTTGGATAAACTTTTTCGACACCTTTGGCGATTTTATAAGCATCTGTATTAGCCATTAATATACCGTTATCTATACCTACATTGCTTCTAAATTCTAGTTTGCAAGTAAGTATATTAGTTTCTGAATTAAATTTAGCTGATTTAAACCATGTAGCTTCTTCATCTGCAATTTCTTCTATAGTTGGTTTTGTTTCTTCTTCAACTTCTTCGCTTCGGTCTATAACTTCTTGATTAGAAGATGAATATACAGAAGATTCCTCTTTATTATTAGAAGAACATCCAGTGAATATAAAACAAATCAAAAGACATAACACAATATTTAATATTTTCTTCATTATCGCAAAACTCCCTCTTTTTTATTTTTCTTAAATTGTAGCAGAAAGCTATATTTATAGCATTACTTTCCAACATAATTTGATAAAAAATTAATTTTTCCCCTATATACATATAAAATATTTCGAAATACCTCAAAATACCTCTTTTGACTTAATGTTTAGTAGTATAATAATATTATAAATATTTCTAAAAAATAATATATATAACTTATGACTTGGTGTATAATATATATAAAGAATAAAATAGAACATTTGTTCTATGAAAAACGAGTTAAGGGGGAATCTATTTGGAAGAAAAGAGTGTATTATTAGAAAGAAAAGAAGAAATATTATTAGTAGACGATGAAATATTAGAAGATATAATAAAAAAAATGCAAAAACAAGTAGAAAAAAATAAATCTGTGTAAAAAAGAGGGGCTTAAAATTAAGTCCCTCTTTTCATGCTTATTACAAGCTTTATTATATTGTTGAATTCTTCATCAGATAATTGGTCTGCCAACTGAAGTGCTTGCTTTTGCTTTTCTGTTAGATCTTCGATAGGTTTTTTATTTTCATTAATCCCTAACAAATAATCAACTGTAACACCGAAAAATTTTGCTAACTTAAACAAAGTATCTGAATCACATTTTCTTCTATTATTCTCCCAATTGTTTACAGTTTGTTTACTTACGTTCAAAACTTTTCCCAAATCTTCCTGCGTAATATCTTTTTCCAGTCGCAATTCTCTTAGTATATTTCCTTGTGTTTTCATCATGTTTTTCCTTCTTTCTCACTCATTTCCCTCTATATATAATATTCTACTTTCTGAATACTATTCCCTCTAAATTATAAAGTGATTATAACATATTTAATCGAACAAATAATTGTTATTTCAAGAAAGTATAACAAACAGAAAACTTTTTCGGAAAAACTATTGACAAGTACACGAAACGTATATATAATAAAAGTATAAATTAAATCAAGGAGGTGCAAGAATGAACTTGATGAATTTAAAAATATACAGAAATGTATATGGTTACACTCAAGAAGATTTAGCAAAAGTATTAGGAGTAACTAAAACAAGTTATGCAAATAAAGAAACAGGAAGAAGAAAAATAACATTAACCGAAGCTAAGACGATGGCTGATTTATTTGACGTCAGCATAGAAGAACTTTTTTTTAGTCATGAAGTCCACATAAAGGATACTCAATCAAGAAAAGTATGCAGTAATTTGTAATTAAGGGGGATTGAAATATGGATTACATAAACGAAATGAATAACTTAGTACAAACTATATCATCAAGAGAAGTAGCTAAGATGATGGAAAAAGAACATTGGGAAGTACTTAGAATGATTGAAGGTAACAAAGATGTTGTAGGTATAATCCCAGTTTTAATAGACCACAGTTTTGTGGTGAATGAATATTTTATAGAAAGTGAATATAAAGCAAGTAACGGTAAATCTAATAAGTGTTATGAATGTACAAAAATGGGTTGCGAAATGTTAGCTAATAAACTTACTGGTGAAAAAGGAATATTATTTACAGCAAGATATGTTAATAAGTTCAATAAAATGGAACAGTACATAAAAGAACAACAACCAAAAGTTCCAACTACATATAAAGAAGCATTGCAACATTTACTAGTACAAGTCGAAGAAAATGAAAGACTGCAATTAGAAAATCAACAACAAACAAAAGTTATAGAAAAACAGTCCGAAGTTATAGGAGAAATGGCTCCAAAGGCAGAGTATTTTGATGCTTTAGTAGATAACAACTTACTTACAAATATAAGAGATACTGCTAAAGAATTAGGAATAAAAGAAAGAACTTTTACAGAGTGGTTAATTCAAAAGAATTTATGCTACAGAGATAAAAAAAGAAAAATTAAACCTTATGCAAATAAGATGAAGTACTTTGAATTAAAAGAATTTACAACTGCTTGGGGACATAGCGACACACAAACACTTATAACTCCTAGAGGTAAAGAAACCTTTAGATTACTTCTTATAAAAGATGGATTAATAAAAGATCATAACAAGCAATTAGAGTTAGGATTACCAGTTAACGAAGTTACAAAATCAGATTTTTATAATTAGGAGGATTAAATATGGAAGAATTACAAGTAATTTATAATCAAGAAGTTTTGGGACAAGATTTTAAAATTTATGGAACAGAAGAAAATCCATTGTTTTTAGCTAAAGATGTAGCGAATTGGATAGAACATAGCAATCCTAGCAAAATGGTTAAAGATGCTGATTTAGACGATGCAGAAGTCGCAAGACATCAATTAAGCACTCTAACTAATAGTTATACTGCCTTATTTTTAACAGAAGATGGACTTTACGAGGTATTAATGCAAAGTAGAAAACCAATAGCAAAACAATTCAAAAAGAAAGTAAAAGAAATATTAAAACAAATTAGAAAAACTGGTGGCTACATACCACACGATGAAGACGAAGATGATGAAACAATAATGGCTAAAGCTTTAATAGTAGCGCAAAAGACAATAGACAATAAAAACAAATTACTGGAAGATGCTAAAAAAGAAATTGCAGAAAAAGACAGAGTGATAACTCAAATATCTATATCACAAAACACAAAATTAGTTAGAGAAACTGCTAAAGCAATCTCAAAATCAAATAGCAAGATACTTATAGGAGAAAGAAGATTATATGAAAGACTGAGAAGTTGGGGCTGGGTATGTAAAAACTCAACAGAAGCTACTCAATATGCAGTTGAAAGAGGTTATTTAGAAGTATCAGAAGGTACTAAGAAAACAGCAAGAGGAACATTCACATTTAGAACAACAAGAGTAACTGGTAAAGGTGAAATAAAAATCATTGAAAAACTTCTGAAAGAAAAAGATCTTGAAAAATTACTAGAAGAAAACGAAAAAAGTAAATAAGAAGTATTAATTTAGGGGGTAACTAAATATGGCGATATACACAGGAACAGAACATTTCTTCAAAAGAGAAGTAGAAGCAGTATCAGACATATTAAGAGCCAGAGGTTTTAGAGAAGAATGGAGCATCATAACTCCATACCAAGCAGAAATAAAGATGTTTCACGTGTTACAAAACAAGTTTGCACTACTTAGAAAACAAGGCAATAACACAGTAGTTGATTATAGCAGATAGGAGGCATCATGTTAGCAAAATACATAGCAGCAGTAATCATATTTAACATAGGCTTCTTTTTAGGGGCTTGGTGGCACAGCATACATAATTAGGGGGGTGAAAGTATGGCAAGTGAATTTGAAAAGATGTTAGTAAGAAACATGGACCAAAGTGAACTACTTCAAACAATATCAGAAAGAATTGACTTAGTTGATATCGTTGAAAAATTTCGTTATAGCGAAGACTATGCACCATGTGAATATCTAACAATAGAACAATTACAGGAGTATCTACATTGTGGCCGTAACTATGCTTTACAGGTAGCAAGATATGGACTTAGCACAGGAGAATACACAGTAAATCATATGGGGAGAAAGTATCTAGTAGACAGAATAAGTTATGACAAATATGTCAAAAGAAAACTAGGAAAGTCTTTAAAGGAGGTACTATAAATGACAAATCAAGAGTTCAGAGTAAAAACATTAGGTTTATTCGCTAAAGCAGAATTTATAAATGAAAATATAGATTTTGCTAAAGCTGAAATTAACTTATCTTTACAAACCAGTAAAGGTGAAAACTACTACATCATTTCAATATCAATATACGAATACAACACAAAAGTACACTACATCACATTTACAAGTGCAGCTTACAATGCACTAGACCTATTAAGAGATATATCAGACCTATTAGACAACTATATAGAAGGCATAAGGGAGGTGATATAAATGACTATTACCTGTTCGCCAGAATACCTAGATAGAGCAGCAAAAGATTATCCAGAGTTTACATTTTTAGAATACATAGCAATGTTACAAACTGGAAGATTAACAGAAGAACAAGAAGAAATGACATTAGAAGAAGCAAGAGAATTTGCACAAATGGAAAGAGACAGAATAGATCTAGAATATGACATGACACATCAATAAAAAGAAAAGTACCTCTCTAATGGTGACTAGGGAGGTACAAAAGACATATAATAAGTGTTCATTTATTAACGTTTAATTAATTATAACATAAGCAAAGGGGAACTCGGAAGATGAAAATTCAATTAAAATCAGAAGGAGTTAAAAACTCAGATATAAAAACACTAGAACAAAGATTATTCCTAGTTAGACTTTCTAGAAGTTCAGATGATTTAGGCAGACTAGGATTTATAGAAGGAGCTGAATTTGCTCTAAGAAATAGAAAATTTATGACATTAGATATATTCAAAGAACACTATAAAGACACATTAAAACAAATAGGAAATAGAAAACATGATAGTTACGAAAGCAGTTTATTATATGCTTTACGACTTAATATAGAAGAATTAGAAAAGGAAGGTGAATAACATGAACTTGCATCAAAAGCTAGTAGAAATAAGAAAAAATATCAAAGGCTTTTCAAAAGACACTAAAGGATATGACTATATATTTGTAAGTGGAACTCAAATTTTAAGAGCTATTAAAGATAAAATGGACGAGCTAGGAGTGTTATTAGTACCAGAAATAGATTATAGTACATTTCATTGGGAAAAACATGAATATGTAACAGCAAAAGGAAAAGAAAAATTAGATTTTATAGTTACTGCAAAAATGACATACACATGGATTAATGCCGAAGAACCAACAGATAAATTGGTAGTTCCTTGGGTTTGTATCGGACAACAAACAGATGATATCAGCAAGGCTATGGGGACAGCACTAACATACAACGAAAGATACTTTCTATTGAAGTTCTTAGGAATACCAACAGATGAAGATGATGCTGATTCTAAACCACCAACCGAAGCACAAAGAAGTTATAGCAATAATTATAATTCTAAAAAATTATCGGACAAGCAACTAGCTAGATTATATGCACTAGCTAACAAAGCTGGAGTAGATAAAGATCTAGTTAAGCAACAAGTAATGAAAAAATTCAACAAGGAAGTAAAAGACTTGACTAAACCAGAATATGATTTAGTTTGCAACGGATATGAAAAAGCAGCAGAAAAAACAGCATAAGTTAGGTTGGGGAGCAATCCCCTTCCTATGATAAACAACAAATAAGGAGGCTTAGTAATGAGCGACAATCAAAAATATTATTATCTAAAATTAGTAGATAATTTCTTTGACAGAGATGAAATGATAATACTTGAAAGTATGCCAGATGGTTATTTATATTCAAACATACTTTTAAAACTTTATCTTAGAAGTTTAAAAAATACAGGGAAATTAATGTTTAATGACAGAATACCATATAATTCAACAATGCTTGCTAATGTTACTAGGCATCCAGTAGCAGTAGTAGAAAAAGCAGTCGATATATTTAGACAATTAGGATTAGTAGAAATACTAGACAATGGGGCTATCTATATGCTAGATATTCAAGACTTTATAGGTAAAAGTTCTACAGAAGCAGATAGAAAAAGAAATTACAGAAGAAGAATTGATGAAGAAAAGAAACAATTATCAGAAGGAAAAGGACAAACAACAGGACAAATGTCCCAACAATCGTCCGAAAGTACAGGACAAATGTCCGACCAAATCTCCACCATAATTAGAGATAGAGATAGAGATAGAGATAGAGATAGACCTACATATATAGAAGAGGATACAAATAATAAGTTGGTAGGTAAGTTTGCTAAACTCTATGAAAATAATATAGGAGTAATAAATGGAGTAACATCAGAATGGCTTATAGATATAAGTAAGGACATAGATTATTCACTTTTTAAAAGAGCAATAGAGATATGTACAGAGCGAAGTAAAACTAACTTAGGCTATCTAAAAGGGATAATCAACAACTGGACCAACAATAACATAACAACATATGACCAGCTAAAAGCATACAAATTACAGCAAGAACAAAACAAACCTAGACAACAAGATGAATTAAATAAACAAGATCTAGATTTTCTAGACAAAATAGATGAAAAATTCGGATTATAAGGAGATGAATAAAATGGATGCAGTTTTATTGGATAGATTAAAAGTTGCTTTGGAAAAACATGCTCCAGAACCAGCAAAATATGATTGCCCTCTATGTGAAGATAGAGGATATACATTCGAGATAAAAGATGGATATGAAGTGGCTGTACCTTGTAGCTGTTTAGAAAAAAGACAAAGTATCGAAAAACTTGCTTTAAGCAATCTCACAGATGTTTTTAAACAAAAGACAATTAATTCCTTTAAAACTAACAAAGAATGGCAAATAAAGGCAAAGAACGAGGTTTTACGATATATTAATGACTTCTTAAAAAAAGAAACTAATGCAAGTTTGATATTAAGCGGAACCCCTGGAAGTGGGAAGACTCACTTAGGAATTTCAGCGATGCTAGAACTAATCGACAACAATGTTGGCTGCGTATACAAAGAATATATATCAATGCTGACTAATCTAAAACAAGTTATCAATGAAGAAGAAGAATTTATAAGAGAGTTAGAAAAATATATAAATCCAAGAGTTCTATTTTTAGATGATTTCTTGAAAGGCGAGCCAACACAAGCAGATAGAAAATATATATACAAGGTAATCAACACACGATATCTAAAAGGCAAACCTATGATTATATCGACAGAAAAATCAATTAAGGAAATATTGATGTTTGATGAAGCTGTTGGTTCACGAATCGTAGAAATGGCACAAGGTAATATAATAACATTCCCTAGAGGAATAGAAAACAACTATAGATTAAGAAATATAATATAGGGCTTTAGCGAGCTCTAGGAGGGGGACAGGAAGAATGATAAAAGCAAATGTAAAAGATGGAGAAGTAAGAGCAACATTAAATGGAGAACTTCATGATATAATGGCTGATTTATGCATGCTAAACGATACAGTAATAAGCAAATTAGAAGAAAAAAGTGGTATACCAGCAGAAGAATTTTTAAAATGCATGATTGGTGCTATAAAGCTAGGCTTGAAAGAAAATAGAATCAAAGAAAAATTAGACATTAAAGAAGATATATCAGATTCAATAAGCAAAGACATATTTAAAAATAACGATATAAGATAGCAATACTTACAAATAAATAGCCTAGAAGTTAAATCTTCTAGGCGAAAGGGGGATAATCAAATGGCATTAAGACTATCAGACTTAGAAAAAAGAAAGATAAAAAGATTATATAACGAAGGATTAAGCATTTTGAATATTTCATACGAACTAAATAGAGATAAAAGCACTATAAGAAGATACGTAAAGGATATGGGACTTACTAGACAGCCAAAAGTAGTAGATTTGACAGGTAAAATATATGGGAAATTAGTTGTATTAGAACTAGATCATGTAGAAAAAAGCAGAAGATACTGGAAATGTCAATGTGAATGTGGAAATACAACAGTGGTAAGAGAAAGTAATCTACAACATAGAATAACAAAAAGTTGTGGATGCTTGAAGAAAGTATATTCCAAAGGACCCAAAGTAGCAATACAACAAGTAAAAACTAGACATAACAACGGGGGTGTATATTATTTTCAGCCAGGCGAGATAGTCCTAAAAGGCAATTATGAAAGCAAGGGCAGTAAAGTAAAAGAATATAAACTAAGTCCTGAAGAACTAGCAGCTTATTTAAAAGAACTAGAAACAAAAAAAGTAAAGAAAAGGGGTGAATAGTAATGGGAAAAAATATAATCGAAGTGAAAAATATAAAAACTGGAGAAGTATTAGAATTTACAGGCCAAAATGCAGTAGCGAAGTATCTTACAGGTGTATATGGCAAGAAAATATACGCTGGAGCTGTAGCATCAGCTATAAGACAAGAAAAACCTTATAAAAATACATGGGAAATAAATTTCATTAAAAACGCTAATAAAAAAATATGTGAGTATTGTGGCAAAGAATATACAAGTAATAGAGCAAATCAAAGATTTTGCAGTGATACTTGTAGAGAAGAATATCGTGCAGAAGAAAAAAGAGGACCAGCGATAAACAGTGAGGCAAAAATAACAAAAGACAAAGAAATATTAGTACATAAATTAGTAACAATGTTAGCACCATACAGAACAGCAAAATAGGAGGGAATATGGAGAGATATCAGCTAAATAAAAATGGAGAAGGATATACAGATAACACAGCAATGGAAGGAATTAAAAGAGCAGATAAAAATAAAACAAGCAAGCAAAGAGTAACAGAAGCAGAGGAACAAAAGGCCCTAATACAATGGGCCAAGTTCCAAGAAAAGAAATACTCAGAGTTAAAAATGCTTATGCATGTTCCGAATGAAGGTAAAAGAAGTCCAAGATATGGAGCAGAACTGAAACGTTTAGGATTACAAGCAGGATTTCCAGATCTAGCATTATTTGTTCCTAGAAATGGAAAAGCAGCACTATTTATAGAGATGAAAGTTGGGCGTAACAAATGTACCGACAATCAAAAGAAATGGATTAGAAACCTATTAGAGCAAGGTTATGAGGTTAAAGTGTGCTACTCGTGTGAAGAAGCTATACAGGTAATAAAAAAATATCTAAATATATAGGTGAATAAAATGATTGGATTAATAGATGTAGATAGTAAAATTCCTAATCTTGCACTTATGAAACTTTCAACTTATTACAAGTCAATCGGAGAAACAGTCGAATTTGTGCAAGATGGAAAAGAATACGAAAAAATATTTGCAAGTGCAATTTTTACTAGAAGTAAATCTATTTGTGAAGATCTAGTAAATAAATATGAAGATAAAATAGAAATCGGTGGAACAGGCTGGGATATAAAAAAGACTTTGCCTGATAAAATTGAAAAACTTAGACCTGATTATGAGCTATATAGCATAGAAGAAATAGCTAGTAGAATGAAAGGCATTGGAACAAAGGAACACAAACTAAAAAAGGCTAAGGAAATTGTAGAGGCTGGTATGGGATATACATCTAGAGGTTGTGTAAGAAATTGTGGATTTTGCTTTGTACCAGAAAAAGAAGGTGAGTTTCATGATGTAGCTGAAATAAGTGATTTACTTAATCCTAAAAGTAATGTATTAATCTTACATGATAACAACTTTACAGCTGATCCGTATTGCATAGATAAACTAAAAGAAATAAAAGAACGAAAATTAAAAGTCGATATAAATCAAGGCTGCGATGTAAGGCTTATGACAGATGAAAAGGCTTACTGGTTAGGACAAGTAAAACATTTAAGAAGTTTACACTATGCTTGGGATTTGATGGGACACGAAAGAAAGGTCTTAGAAGGTATTGAAACACTTAGCAAGTATGTAAAGAAATATAAACATATGTGCTTTATGTTAGTTGGTTATAACACTACTTTTGAAGAAGATATGTACAGATTTAAAACATTAACTTCCTTAAAGGTAGACCCATTTGTAATGATTTATAATCAAATACCTGATTTAAGACTTAAACATTTTGCTAGATGGGTTAATAGTAGAATTTATAAGAAATGCACAAATTTTGAAGAATACGGACCTTGGGTAAAGGCTCAAGTGAAATATAATCAACTGACATTTTTTTAGGAGGTGATTGATTGATATTAGCAAGATACAAAGAATTAGTCGAACTGGCTAAGAAATACATAGAAAAGGGATATAGCACATTGGAAGCAATTAAATTAGCTGAAAAGGAATTGGAGGAAGATTAATGGAAGAAGTAAAACAAGCATTACTAACAATAAAAAAAGAATGCAGTAGCAATGAAGATTGCGACAAATGTCAAGTAAAAAAAATATTAGGTGACTGTGTACAAAGTTTTTACGTTCCAACACCAGAAAATTGGATACCAGAAAATTGGACTACACAAAGAAGATAAATATAAATAATTGACATAAAAAAAGGAATGCTTTCACATTCCCACAAATATTGACAATATTATTATAACAGGAGTGTGGGAGCATGGCTAGTAAAACAATAGAAAAAGATAAAACATTTTCAGATGCAGAAGGTAAGTTATACAATTATAATTCTATGAAAATAGAGCTAAACAGCTTAAAAATAGATTTAGAGGAGATAGCAGAGGAAGAACAGCTAGAGTATCTATGGAACAAATAAATGTAAAGGAATAAAGGATATATATGGCAGATAAATATGTTATGAATAATAAAAAAACAGATCACTCTAGTGCTTTTGGACTTAATCCAGAAGAATTTGATGCAAAAATAGCAGAAAATGAAAGAAAAAGAAAATTATTTAAACAAAGATTAAGAGAATTATTATTAGAAAGTCCGAGCGAGTTAGAAATGAGATTTAGGGATGCAATAAATGAACTAAAAGATATGAAAGAGGAGTTTAATATTAAATAATGAAAAAGGAACAATTACAAAGACTAAAAAGGGGATGATTAATTGATATTAGCAAGATACAAAGAATTAGTCGAACTGGCTAAGAAATACATAGAAAAGGGATATAGCACATTGGAAGCAATTAAATTAGCTGAAAAGGAATTGGAGGAAGAATAATGAAAATTACAAAAGAAATAAAAATTACAAAAGAAATATTAGATAAAAAAATAAAAGATTACGAAAAAGAAGCTAATCATGATTTAACTTACAGAGAGTGGATAGAAATGTTAGAAGATGAATTTGAAATGGAGCACAGGGATTTAGATAGTATGTCAGATTATGAATTAGACGAGTACGATACATTTTTATTCGAATTAAGTTTGAAATAAGTGGTTATTGGTGCATGGATAGTGAGTAGATTATGCATGTAAAATACAAATAATTGACATAAAAAAAGGAATGCTTTCACATTCCGACAAATTCCTTAATATTATTATAACAGGAGTGTGGGAGCATGGCTAGTAAAACAATAGAAAAAGATAAAACATTTTCAGATGCAGAAGGTAAGTTATATAATTACAACTCTATGAAAATAGAGTTAAACAGTCTAAAGATAGATTTAGAATACTTAGAAATAGACTATAAGGGATGCAAAGCTATTAGCTATGCTGACGAAAGAACAGGACAAACTAACAACATAAGTAATACAGTCGAAAATGAAGTACTTGCAAAAGAGAGACAGATAATAGAAATAGAAAATAAGATACATAAAAAAGAGAGACAAATTAGAAAAATAGAAAATGCATTGGAGTTGTTAAAGGAAGAAGAAAAAAGACTTGTTAGCTTTAGATATTTCTCTAATAGAAAAAAAGCACCAAGCTGGTTAGATGTAGGGGAAGAAATAGGTTACTCAGATAAAAAATGTAGAGTTATGAGGAATGACATCATAAACAGAATAAAATCACTTATATAATTTCCGTAAAAGTTCCGTAAAGTTACCTCATAATTTCCGTAAAAGTTCCTTTTTTATCCGTAAAGCTATAGTATATTTGTATTATAGGAAAATATAAAGGTTGTTTTCTTTACGAACTCTTATTGAATGTCAGATAGCCTGGTAACCTATTTGACTAGTATAATTGCTACAGTTTTTTTAAAACATTGGTTTTTTCTTGGCACAGACTTGTGTCCTCCCTAAGTATTAAGTATATAATTAACAGCTTAGTTATGACAGGAAATGGCTGGGGGTAAAACCTCAGCAACGTGCAAGTAATGGAAATCACTCCCCCATGTGATACAGGTTCGAATCCTGTAGCTTGCTAATTGTAATTACTATCATACAACAACAGAAACAGATTTTAATCTCATACTCAATTTGAAAAAGAGCCCTTCATGGGCTCCTTTTGTTGTGCGAAGAAAGAGTTGATCTAAATGAGTAGAAAAATATTTCAAAGAAAAGAGTATTCAATTTATAGATGTAGTGACGGATTTGTTGTACATAATACAAACAAGAAATTTGAAAACGGACATACACATGTAAATAATTTTTATAAAGCTAAGATACTGGTTATTATGGCTATAAAAAGAGAGATTGACGATAAGCTAAGTAAAAGAGATATAGAAAGTCTTATTAGATTAACGAATGATAATAGATATAGAAATAAATTATTAGAATTAGAAAGGAGTGGTATTAAGTGAATAAAGTAGATTTTTATGATTCTAGGGTATTTAAAGTATGGAATTATAAATATTTAAATGAAAATCCAAAGGATATTATTATAGATGCATTAGCAGTTCTGAATGGAGATTATAATAGTGATAGGAAACAAGCAGCTATTTTATTACTTAAAGCACTTCTTAGGAAAGATTTTTATAAGTTTTTAATGCAAGATAATAATTTTTATCCAATAGACAGAAATGATTCTAGAGTTACTAAATGGAGGAATTTAGTATTTGAAAGAGATTCTTATAAATGCGTTAATTGCGGAAAAGAAGAAAATTTACAAGCTCATCATATTTTAAAATGGTCAGATTATTACAAAGGAAGAATTGATGTTGACAATGGAATAACATTATGTGCTGAATGCCATTCAAAGGAACATAGTGGAGAAAAAGTAGAGAATTTAATTAAATCTAAGGTAAAAAAATAGCTTAATTTATTTTAATTTTAAGGAGGTGATAATATGTTAAAGGCAAAACAGCGAAAGTGCTTAGAATTAATGATTATAACGGATATGACACAAAAAGAAATTGCAAATGAATTAAAAATTTCAGAACAAACAATTTGTAACTGGAAAAAGGACAAAGAATTTAAATATGAATTCAATGAAGCTATGAAAGAAGCTATAAATTATAGTGCTAAAAATGCTTACAATGAGATGTTAAACCTCCTTAAAGCAAAGAGTGAATTAGTACGATTCCAAGCTGCTAAGGATTTATTGGATAGATCAGGTTATAACCCAACTGAAAAACTAGAAGTAAATGGAGATATGGGAGTTAAAATAGTTGATGATATCCCTGATGAAGAATGAAACTGACAGAATTAATCGCTCCAAGCTTCTATAAAGTACATCACGATATAAAACAAGGTAAACATACTCATTACTGGTTTAAAGGTGGCCGTGGTAGTACTAAGTCATCATTTATAGGTACGGAAATACCTCTTAATATGATGAAAGATGCTGAAAAAGGAATATATTCAAATGCTGTTATTTTTAGGCGAGTAAAAGATGTTCTAAGAAGCTCAGTATTTGAGCAAATATTATGGTCCATAGAAAAACTAGGTGTTACAAGCAAGTGGAAAATAAGTTACTCTCCGTTAAAGCTTACTTATATACCTACAGGCCAAGAAATACTTTTTAGAGGTGCTGACAATCCTAAAAAAGTTAAATCTATAAAGGTATCAAAAGGATATATAAAATATATATGGTTTGAAGAAGTAGACGAATTTGAGAACTACGATAAGATAAGAAATATAAATCAATCTCTTATGCGTGGTGGACCTAAATTCTTTGTATTTTATTCTTTTAACCCTCCAGAATCTCAAAGAAACTGGGCGAACATGGAAGTATTAGACCAAAGAACAGATAAATATGTACATCATAGCGATTACAGGAGTGTTCCAAAAGATTGGTTAGGAGAACAATTCATAATAGAAGCTGAACACCTTAAAAAAGTAAATATAACTAAATATGAACATGATTATTTAGGTGCTGTTACTGGTACAGGTGGAGAAGTATTCTTAAACGTAACAATAAGAAAAATAACAGATGAAGAAATAAGCAACTTTGACAGAATAAAAAGAGGACTTGACTGGGGTTACGCTCAAGACCCATTTGCTTATATTGTTATGCATTATGATAAAACAAGAAAAAGATTATATATATTTAAAGAGATATATCAAACTAGATTATCTAACTCAAAAGCAGCTGAAAAAATAAAACAATTAGATCCAAACTCTAAAACTATTATTGCAGACTCATCTGAACCTAAATCTATAAAAGATTTAAAAGACTTAGGACTAAAAGTAAGAGGTGCTAAAAAAGGACCAGATAGTGTGGATTATGGGATTAAGTTTTTATCAGAAGAAATAGAAGAAATAATAATAGATAGTGATAGATGTCCTAATGCAGCTAGGGAATTTCTAGGATATGAAACTGAAAAAGATAAAGATGGAAACTTTAAAGGTGAGTATCCAGATAAAAATAATCACTCGATGGGCATTGCTGCTTAGTCGAGTATAAACCGAGGAATTAAGCGGGAAGGCTGAAATGCTAATCCGAACCGAAGGCTAATTTTAAAAGATTAGCCAGGGGCAGAGACTAGAACTGAAACTTGAAAAAGAATATAATGTTCCACGAGGCCTCGGAGTTTTCGATAAATTTTATTAGAAAACTAAAAGATAGTCCGAACTTACAGGAATAGAAACTGTAAGAAGCAAGGGATAAAGAGCTCTTGCGATAACAAAATGTGATGCAGCAAGATATGCTATGGAAGATGAAATTAGACAAAATAGAATTAAGTCTAAGAAATTGGATTTAGGAATATAGGAGGTGAGAAATTGATATTAATACCAGGATTTGAAGAAGTAAAAAGACCTATATTTATTACAGATAAAGAAAGACTGGAGCTTGATAATGTGCAAAATATATTAGATGAGCACCAGTGGTTTAAAACTGAAAAATATTATAGAAACTTGAAATATTATGAAGGTTATCACGAAATTTTAAATAGGACAATGGAAGATCCTAAAAAACCTAATAATAAAATAGTTGTAAACCTTCCTAGCTTCACAACAGATATAAGAACTGGTTATTTTAGTGGAGAGCCTCTTACTTTTTCTAGTGAAGATGATAATGTAACAGAAACAATAAATAATATCCTTGATTACAATGATTTTCAAGATGTAAACACAGAGCTTGACCGATTAACTAGTATATACGGCCATGCTTTTTTAATTTTATACATGGATAAAGAAGCTAATGTTAGATTTGCGACAGAAACTCCTGATAATATGATTATTGTTTATGACAATAGCTTAGAAAAGAATATTGTAGGAGCTGTAAGATATTATTACTATACTGATGTATCTGATAATGAGCAAAAGGTTTATATGACAGTCTACAACAAAGATATGATTGAATACTATAACGGCAAAGTAGGAGCACCAGAGTTAGTAGATATAGAAGAAAACTACTTTGATGGCATTCCTGTTATTGAATTTGTAGAAAATGAAAACCGAAAAGGCTGTTATGAGGATGCAATAAGCTTAGTAGATGCAATAGAATCTGTTATTAGTAGTTCAGTTAATGAGATAGAGTACTTTGATAATGCTTACTTACTGTTAAAAAATTTAGCTGGGACAGAAAAAGAAGATATCGACAAGATGAAAGAAAATCGAGTTATGTTAGTTGAAGATGATGGCGATGCTGAGTTTATTACAAAAACAGTAGATGATGATTATACTCAAAACTTGCTTAATAGATTAGTTAATGACTATCACAAAGTCACAAAAACACCTAACTTAACAGATGAAAAGTTTGCTGGCAATGTTAGTGGAGTATCGCTTAAATTTAAGTTATTCGCACTTGAAAAAGATATGGCCAAGAAAGAGAGTAAATGGAAAAAGTCAATCCAAAGAATGCTAGAACTTATATGCACTGTTTTAAACATAAAAGGAACAAGCATTGATTACAGAACTATCAAGATAACATTTACTAGAGCATTACCAACTAATACATTAGAACAGGCTCAAATGGTTTCTCAGTTATCTGGAATAGTTTCAAGAGAAACATTGTTATCTCAGTTAGACTTTATTGAAAATCCTAAGCAAGAATTAGAATTAATAGATAAAGAACAAGAGGAACAAATGAAGAAATTTGATATGTATGCTGATAGTAACATAAGTGATCCAAAGGAGGATGATAAAAATGTTAATAACAATAATAGCATGGATAGTTCTAATAGTTAGCATATTTTTAATGTTCTATAGCTGTAAGGATACATTTACTTGCAAAACTATCAGTGATAAAGTTTCAAATTTTATAAGTATTGCTTATTTCTTTTTTGTTATAATGCTTGCTTTGAGGTTTATTTATGGGTAGAAAAGCAAAGTATTACTTAGGAATGAAAAATCGTGATTACTGGCATCAAAGAATGCTAGACAGAGATAAAAAAAGTAAGCTGACAGAGGATAAGGCAGTAAAGAAATTGGCTGATGCTTATCACGATTCTTATATGCAAATATCAAAGGAGTTAGATAGCTTCTATAATAAATATGCAATAGAAAACAACTTAACTTATGCAGAATCAACTAAACTATTAACTCCAGTAGAAATGCGAGAGTATGGATATAAAGTCCAAGAATTAAAACAGTTATATCAAGCTACTAAAAGTGAAGAAGTGTTAGCACAATGGAAAATAATGAGTGCTAGAGGCAAAGTGACAAGGCTACAAAGTTTACTTGATGGAATAGATATAGAGCTTATAAAAAATACACATAATGTACAAATGAATATGACAGAGCATCTAACAGGAATGTATAAAAGGTCCTATAAAGAAGCTTTAGCTGATGCTGGAGTAACAAACAAAGTATTACCTAAAAGAGCTATCAAAGATGCAATAAGTTATCCTTGGAGTGGTAGACAGTTTAGCAGTAGAATATGGAGCAATAAAACAGCTACAATGAATAACATAAGGGAAACACTAACAAAAGGATTAATACAAGGAAAATCAGTACAGAAAATGGGACAGGAGCTAAGGAAATTAGAAGGTGCTAGTAAGTATCAAGCTGAAAGGCTTATACGAACTGAGACCAATTTTTTTATGACCAAAGGCCATGTTGATGGATATAAAGACAATGGAGTAAAGGCCTTAGAGATATGTGTTGCATTTGATGAAAGAACATGTGCTGACTGTGAAAGCATGGACAGGGAGGTGGTTAAAATCGAAGAAGTAAGTTATGGTAGTAATGTTCCACCGTTTCATTGCTTTTGTCGAACCTAATATTTCGCTGTACAATTTTACCTGTCACAGATTATAAAGAAGGAGAATATTAAATATGAACATTGGGGGAAATATTAGAAAATACAGAAAAGATAAAAATGTATCAAGAAAAGAATTAGCTAATGAGATAGGATGCTCAGTTTATGCTATTGAAAAATACGAACAAGGTCAGCGAACTCCAAACATAAACACATTAATGGCTATAGGCAAAGCTTTAGATGTTACTTATACAGATTTAATCGAAGGAAAAGAGCACAAGGGTTTAAAAGTTACTGTAAAACTTACTGAAACAGATATAGTTGAAAACATTATACGAATGTTGAAACAAGTTGCTCTAGATGAAAGAATAGATAAAAACATAAGAGATGAATATCTAGCTGATTTATCTGAACAAATAGGTTTTGATATTGTTATTAATGATAAACCAACAGATTTTAAGCTAGATAAAAATACTCATGATAATATAATGCAAAAGTTTACTAAGGTTGAATAGGAGGATAGTAAATGAATTTTAAACAAGCATTAGAAGAAATGAAAAAAGGAATACCTATGAAATTACCTTCATGGGGTGGCTATTGGTGTTGGGACAATGAAAAAGAAACTATTATGATGCACTGTAGACCAAAAGATGCAGATGAAGGACAAGGTCCTATATTAGATATAAGAGAAACACAAAGAGTTGAATATACTCTAAGTAATATTTTATCTGATGAATGGGTAATTGCTAATAATGAAAATTGTACTTTATTAGGTGGAACTCCAACATTTAACTTCGGCGAAGCTATAAAATACTTAAAACGTGGATTAAAAGTATGTAGACAAGGTTGGAATGGTAAAAGAATGTATTTAGCTTACGTAAATCCTTATCAATACAAAGTAGATGGAGAAGTACATAAAGATAGTTTATTTTTATCACCTTGGATAGGTATGAAAACAGCAGATAATAAATTTGTTCCTTGGCTTGCTTCACAAGCTGATATGTTAGCAGAAGATTGGATGTTCGCTGAATAGGAGGTAACTATGTCAAAAGGTTTAAAAATGAATTTACAGTTAATGGCTGATGCTGGAGGTGGAACACCAAATCAAACAGATGGTGGAACAAATAACACTGATGTTGGAGCTGGTGAAGGCTCTAATGCAGGAGCAGCAGAAAATAATACACCTTCATTTGACGATGTATTAGGCCAAAATAAAGATTATAAAGCTGAGTTTGATAAAAGATTAAAACAAGCTTTACAAACTGCTCAAACTGAGTGGGAAACACAACAACAAGAAAAAATAACAGAAGCTGAAAAGCTTAAAAAAATGAATGCTGATGAAAAAGCTAAATACGAGCAAGATAAAAGGTCAAAAGAGCTAGACAAAAGGGAAAAAGATATAACTACTAGAGAGTTAAAAGCTCAAGCTTATGAAACATTAGCAGAAAAGAATTTACCAAAAGAGTTAATTGATGCTCTTAACTTTTCAGATGCAGAAACTTGCAATGCTTCTATTGAAGCAGTTGAAAAAGCCTTCCAAAATGCCGTTAAAAAGGCAGTTGATGATAGATTAAGAAGTAAACCACCAGTAAAACCAGCTGAACAAAATAATGGAGATGTATTTGGGTTTAATTTCACAGGTGTAAGACCTAGAAAATAATAGAAAGGATGATGTAAATGACAGTAAATTATGCAGAAGCTTATAGCAGAGAGCTTGCAAATGCTTATCCATATGTCTTATACTCAGGAGCATTATGGAGCAACGAAAATACAAGAAAATACAAAATAGTAGATGCAAAGACTATAAAAATACCACTTTTATCTACTGGAGGTAGAGTTGACGGAGATAGAACTAAAATAGGTGATTTCTCTCAAAACTTCTCAAATGACTGGGAGACTAAAACACTTACTAACCATAGAATTTGGCAAACACTAGTGCATCCACAAGATGTAAATCAAACTAATATGGTAGCATCTATAAGTAACATTACAAAAGTAATGAATGAAACTAAAAAGTTTCCTGAGCTAGATGCAATGATGTTCTCTACTATATATAGTTTAAGAAATGCACAAAAAGCAATAACTGCTGAAACTGCCGATTTAACAGCAAATACAGTATTGACTAAATTTGATGCTATGATGGATGCTATGGATGAAGCATTAGTGCCAGTAAGTGGAAGGGTTTTATATTGCGATACATATACAAAAACTTTAATTGACAATGCTATAGCTATAGTTAGAAACAACGGAGATAAAAAACTAGCTAGAAATGTATCAAGAATAGAAGAAGTTGATATAGTTTCTGTACCAACAGCTCTTTTTAAAACAGAATATACATTCAATGATGGTAAAACATCTGGGCAAACTGACGGAGGATTTGTAGCTAAATCAACTGCTAAAGATATGGCAATGATATTATTGCATCCAAGTGCTATATTACCTATAGTTTCTTATTCATTCGCACAACTTCAACCACCAAGTGCATTATCACAAGGTAAATATGTATACTTTGAAGAATCATTTGAAGATGTATTTATCTTAAATAAAAGAGTTGATGCGATACAAATATGTGTTAAAAAATCAGCTGCTTAATAGGTAATTTAAATGGATATTTCTAAGATAAAAATAAAATTAGGTTTGCAAGCTGATGATTCACAAGATGAATTGTTGGCTATTTTATTGTCAGATGCTATAAATTACATGAGTGTGTATATAGAAAGCCCTACAATCCCCACTGAGCTTGAATTTATAGCTGAGGAAGTAGCCATAAAAAGATACAGAAGATTAGGGAGTGAAGGGATATCTACAGAAAAAATAGATGTCCTTTCGACTTCTTACAAGTCTGATGATTTTTATGAGTATAAACCACTGCTAAAACAATATAAGGCAAACAATACAAGAATAAAGAAGCTAAGGATGTTATAAATGGATTATAGAGATAGTGCAGTTATATATAAAAAAGAATTAATTGAAGATGGTTTTGGTGGCTATACTACAAAAGATGTAGGAATTAAAGAAATTAAATGCAAAGTAGCACCTTTTACTATTAGTGAAATTGATTCGGCTGGAAGGTTAGCGACTTATTCTAAAAATAAATTGTTTACACAAGAAAAGCTGGATAAATTACTGGATCTTGATGAAGATTTTTATATTTTATATGGAAATAAACATTATAAAAAAGAATCAGTTGCTGACTATAATAAATGCTACATGATTGTTATGGAGCGTGATGAAATTGGAAATTAAAATAACCTCAGATGCTGAAAAATTACTAAGAAAATTCAATAACACTGATACAGTTGAAAAAGATGTAAGTAAATTAGTAAAAGATACCTTGTATAATATCGAAAAGGATGCAAAAAGAGACTGCCCTGTAGATACAGGGCGATTACGTGGATCTATAACTACTAATATAATTTCTACTTATAGTGGTGAAGTAGGAACTAACGTTGAATATGCTGAGTATGTCGAATATGGAACTAGATACCAATCGGCACAGCCTTATTTTGAGCCAGCAGTTGATGAAAATGAGGACAAATTTAATGATGCGCTTGATGAAATCATAGAAAGGTTATTAGAATAATGATTTCTGTAGAGTTGCAAGAAAAGTTATATGCATTATTAAGTACATTGTCTTATCCTGTGCATGATGATGTACCTAAGAATGCTAAATGTCCTTATATTAAGCTTGGTACAAATAGAGGTGGTGATAATTCAACTAAGACAAATCTAGCTTACAAGGATTATCAATACATAGATGTTTTTTCAGAATACAGAGGCAAAAAAGAAGTAATGCAAATTATGAAACAAGTTAATGACTTGCTTCAAAACAAAACAATTACACTTGAAAATATACAAGCTTTCTTGTATTTAAGTTCAAGTGAAATATTAGAGCAAAAAGATGCCGAGGGTAAATATTACCACGGCATTTTGATTTATAGAATAGAAACTCAAATGAAAGGAGTGATAGTATGAAACTAGACAACTTACAATTATTAGATGGTGAAGGCGATACTGGAGAAGTTATAAGAGGTTTAGATATAATTGTATCTGCTGGTGGTAAGGCTATAGGTGGCCAAAAGAACTGTAAATTATCCATTAAAGCTGATTCCATAGATACATCTACAAAAACATCAGGAGATTGGAAAAGAAAAATATCTGGAGCTAAAGAATGGTCAGCTACTTGCGATGGATTTTATTATACTGGAGATGAAGGCTACGATGCTGCAGTTGATGCGGTATTAAGTTCTACTGCAGTTGATGTAGTGCTAGCTAATAAAACAAATACAGTAGGATTTAAGGGTAAAGCTTATATAGTAGGCTTGGATTTAGATGCACCTTATGATGATGCCCTTACATATGATTTAAGTTTCGATGGAAATGGCAAATTAGAAAAAGCTAGTGCTGTTTAGGAGGAATACATGGTACTAAATATAAACGATAAAGATTATGAATTAAAATATACAATAAATATACTTAGTAAAATGTCTGCTAATGGTTTAGATCCAATAAGAAATGCTGAGAATGTTACAGGAACTATAGCTAATACAAGAAAAGCATTTTACTATGGATTAGTAGAAGAAAATAGCAAAATAACAGAGGTAACAGCTGGTAAATTAATGGATGCTTATATAGCAGAAGGAAATGCAATATCAGATGTAATGAATATAATACAAGACGCTATATTTGAGTCACTGGGAATAGACACAAATGCTGAAACTGAAAATAATACAGAAGAAAGTGAAGAGGGAAAGTAGAACTCAAGGAGCTAATTGAGAATCTATATAAAAAGTTAGTAGGTGGTATGAAAATGCCACCTTCTTCTTTTTGGCATCTAACTATATATGAAGCTAATTTAGCACTAGAAGGCTATAAAAAAGAACAACAAGAGCAATATAACTTAAGTCTATGTTGCTTACAAAATGCTTTAGGAATGGCATTTGGAGGGGATAAATTCAAGCCTATCAATCCTTTTGAGAGTGCTAAGAGTAAAAAAGAAGCTCATAAAGTAAGCAAGAAGCAAAGAGAAGAAAACTTGGCATATATAAATAATTTATTTGAAAAATTTGGAGGTGGTGAAAATAGCAACTAAAGTTTTAAATGTAAAGATTAATGCTGATATAGCTTCCTTCAAAACAAAAATGCAAGATGCTAGAAAATCAATCCAGGATATGTCAGAAAGCATTAAAAAGGCGACTGGCAATAGTAAATTAAGTGATGCATTAGGAGCTTCTGACTTTGGCAAAAAGCTAGAAGAAGTTAAAACTAAAGCATCTAATTTAGGACAAGTATTTAAAGCATTACCTGGACCAGCAAAAGCACTTGTTGTTGTAACTGCAGTATTAACAGTTACTAAAAAGTTATATGATGCTGGAAAACAGAGGTTTTTTGATGGACTGAATAACATAAAAGATACAGTCTCCCCTGTGTTTCAAGGTATGCTCACCTCAATAAATGCAGTTAAAGATGCTTTTAGTGAGTTAACAGGATTTGATTTTAATCTTTCAAGTCTTATAACAACTGGAGCAAACTTTGAATCACAAATGAAAACAGTTGCTACAATAGCTGGAAGTGTAGGAACTGAATTTGACCAGTTAGTTGCAAAAGCTAGAGAATTAGGAGCTGCAACTACATTTAGCGCTAGTCAAGTGGGTCAAGCAATGCAATACATGGCTATGGCTGGTTGGTCAACTCAAGAAATGCTTGACGGAGTACAGTCAACATTAAATTTAGCAAAAATAGGGGCTACAGATTTAGGAACAGCAAGTGACATTTTGACTAAAATATTGGTCGGTTTAGTAGAAATACTATTCAAAAAATATTCGGTGAATTGCTGGAAGGCTAAGTTAATATTTGTAATTTATGGTATTAATATGCTAATCAGCAACCAAGCCATGGAAAGCCGTAAAAGTACATGGAAGGTTCAGAGACTAGGAGAATGAATAGGCAAATAATAATTTCTCCCACGAGCGCCGAACACCTTACTATTAAGTTAAAGGTGATGATATAGTCCCATCCTCTTATGAAAGTAAGAGTTCTAGGATAAAGAGCCTAGATATAAGATAATGGATGATTTAACTGCACTTGGCATGCAAGCAAATCAAGCTGGCGACTTTGCAGATAAATTAGCTGCAACTATTACTAGAAGTAATACCGATGTTGTTTTATTCGGTGAATCTATGAAACAAACAGGTGCTATCGCTGGAGCATTAGGTGCTTCTATGACAGATTTATCAACTAGTATAGGTCTTATGGCGAATGCGGGTAGACATACATGCTCGGTTACTAAGAAATTAGTAGCAAAAAACACAGGGTTAAAATTGGAAAGCTAAGTCGAAAGATATGCTAATCAATTACCACTTCTATTAGGGATAATAGAAAGGTTTAGAGACTAGATAAAGTAAACTAGAACAGTTGAAATATCCACGAAATCCTGCACCTAAGTTTATTAAATATGGTGAAGAGATAGTCCGATACTCTTAGGAAACTAGGAGAGATAAGGATAAAGAGCCTTATTGTAACAATTGATTAAAGGTTCAAAGGCAGGTATGTCTTTGAAGAATATGTTGGCTAGAATATTGGTCGGTTTAGTAGAAATACTATTCAAAAAAGATTCGGCAATATCGGTGAAGGCTAAGTTTATTAATAATTGTAAATATGTTATAATATTTTTAGGGATAGTTAAGGAAGTCGCGAGCCTTAATGACAAGAAAGTTATCCGAGCTTTCTTCCCTTGTTAAATAAATCGGAAAATAAAAATACTGTCGGAGGTGTTTTTTATTATGAAAAAAATATGTATTTGTTGTGGTTTAGAAAAGGATATAACAGAATTTTCTTTTAGAAAAGATACTAATAAGTATAGAAATCAATGTAAAGATTGCAGAAAGCAACAGAAAGCTAAATACGATAAAGAATATAATACCAAAAACAAAGAACGTAGAAAACAATATAGAAAAGAAAATGAAGCTAAAATAAAAGAACATAATAAACAATATTATGAAAAACATAAAGAAGTTTTAAAGAAAAATACTTCTGAATATTACCACAACAACAAAGCAAAAGTTTTAGAAAAATGCAAAGAATATAGAGAAAATAATAAAGAAAAAATAAAAATATCACAAAAGAAATATCGTGAAAGCAATAAAGTGTATTTAAATGAAAAGAGTAAACAGTATTATGAAGAACATAAAGAAGTTTTAAATGAAAGAAGAAAAAATTATCGTATAGAAAATAATTTAGAAGTACGTAAATTAGATTACGAATATAGATTAAAAAATAAACACAGATATAAATACACTTGTAAGAATTGTGGCAAAAGCTTCACGGATTTTAAATTAGGAAGAAAGTTTTGCTCAACTGAATGTTTTAACGAGTATAATCAAGGCAGTAATAATTCTAATTACAATGTGAATTTAACAGATGAAGAAAGAGCTGAAAATAGAGATACAAAAGAATATAAAGTATGGAGAAAAAAGATTTTTGAAAAATATAATTATACTTGCCAATGTTGTGGGCAACAAGGCGGAGATATAGTTGCTCATCATTTAGATTCTTTTGATAAGAACAAAGAAAGTAGGCTTGACATAGAAAACGGAATAGTTCTTTGCAAGAAACATCATAAAGAATTTCATCATATCTACGGATATGGTAACAATACAAAAGAACAATACGAACAATTTATAAATGATAAGGTATCTAAATAAGATGCCTTTTTATTTTGCAATTATTAATAGATACGTTAATACCGAGATAACTTTATAGATTACGAAAGGCTATAAAGTATCGTAGAGCGTAGAGGGTGAATAAATATAATCCCTCCAAGAGTGTCGAACATCTTAACAAGTAAAGTTGAAGATGAAAATGTACGCCAAACTGAGTTGGAATTGACCAACTGATGAAAATGAAGGAAACTTCCAGAGGTGAAGATAAAAAGCTTCACGATAATAACTATTGAATATGGCAAATCCAACAGACCAACAAGACAGAGCTTTACAAGAATTAGGAATGACTGCGGATAAAACAGGAAGTTATCTAAAAACAACAGCTGACGGATGTACAGATTTAGAAGCTACAGTAAAAGCATTAAGAGAAGGCACAGAAAATATGACAAGAAGTCAAAAAGCAGCTTTGATAGCTACTGTTGCTGGTAAAAATGCTTTACCAGGAGTTATGTCACTTGTTAATGCATCAGCAGAAGAATACAACAAGCTATCAGAAGCGATAGACAATTCAACTTCTACAGTATCAATGTTTAATGAAAATATGAATATCTTAGGTTTGAAAGGCGAAGATGCTACAAAGAGAATAGAAGTAATGAAAGATGTATTTTCTAATACTGAAACATCAGCAACGGCATTAGGATTGTCTAGTAAAGACTTAGGATATGCAATATCTTTACTTGGTGATGATTGTAAAGTTAGTTCTCAATCTGTAGAAGATTTACTCGATGTAGTAGAATCTATGGATAATGCTAGTGGTAAAGTTGATAAATTCTGGAGAAGTGTAGGAAATGCTAAAAACATAGAAATAGATGGAAAAGCAATAAATCAACTTATAGATTATAACGGAACTTTAAGTGCTGTAGATAATTCTATAGTTGGACTTAGTGATCATACAGTAGAATATGCTAAAGCTCATAATGAAAACTATAAAAACACAAAAGAATATGTAAAATCACTTGTAAAAGAAGGAATGACAATAGACGATGCTAACAGTAAGCTTTCTAAATATGGAATAGAAGCTGAAAAAATATCATTATCTACATTGTCAATGTCTCAAAAGACAGATTACCTAAGACAAGCCTTTAAAGGTATGTCAGACGAACAAATAAAAGCTAAATTGCAAACTATAGGACTTGGAGATAGCTTTGATGAAGTTAACGAAATAGTTGATATGTCAGATGAAAAATATGCAACTTACAAGAAGAATCTTAAAGAAATTGAAGGATTATCAACTAGATTAGCTGACAGCATTGATGAAACAACAAAATCAACATTTTTAGCATTATCAAGTGCGATAGAAGATAGTTTAATAGGTGCATTTGAAAAAATGAAACCAGCGCTTATAAACGGCTCTCAAGCACTTACAGACTTTTTCTCAACTTGGAGAAACGGAGATAAAAACACTTATACTTTTGATGGATTTGAAAAAGGATTAGCTGACTTAGAAACAAAAGTATCTAATGCAGCTAAAAATATACCTAATTTAATATCAAATGCAATAAGTGGTGCTAATAGATTTATAAGTGGTGGCTCTTTAGATAGTTTATTAAGTATGGGTAGTAGCATAGTACAAAATATATGTAATGGTATAAGAAACAACAGGGAAGGCATAACAACAGCTATATCAGACTTAATTAGCAAATTCTGCGGTTGGATAGAAACAAACGGAGCTACTATAAACGAAGCTGGAAAAGTAATTCTTACAGCCATAGGAGACGGAATAAGAAACAACAGGGAACAAATTAATACAGCCTGTGGTGTTATCTATGATGCTATTAATGATTGGGCAGAAATAAATGCCGAAAACGTAGGTACACTTGGCGGAACAGTAGCAGATAAATTTATAACTGGATTTATAAAAGGATTTGTAACAGAAAAATTTGCTGGTATAACTGGATTTTTAAATACTATATTTAATAACAATGGTACTAATGCATATGAACAATGGGGTATATCTAGTGGAGAAGATTATACTACTGGAGTTAACTCAGGACTTGAACAAAGTAAAGGCAAAACGAATACTGCTGCAACAGAAATAGGAGACGGCATCTCCAAGAGTATAATGGCCAAGCTAGAAACTATGAATACTAGCCAACTAAAAGAGTTAGAAAAAGAATTAAAATCTTTACAAACAACAACTCAAAATGTAGCTAATGGTATAGGTTCAAGCTTTGGAAAAATTAGAAATACAGTTAGAGAGAATTTAGTGGGTAGTGTTAACATAGGTAGAAATCAATTTGTCAACCTAGCTAATATTATAAGAAATCAATCTCAAAATGCTAGAAATAGCGCAACAAGAAGCTTTATATCACTTAGAAAAGTTATAAATACACAAATAACACAAGCTAGAACTGCTGCAACAAGTAAGATGATATCTATTGCTAATGTTGTAAGAACACAGTCACAAAATGCACGTAACAATGCTACAAGAAGCTTTATATCTTTGCGCAAGGTTATACAAACTCAAATGTCGCAAGCTTATAGTTCTGTAAATAGTTATATGTCTAAAATAGCATCTGCTACAAATAGAACACTTAACACTAAAGTTAATGTTACTAGAACTGTTAATACTGTAAATCAGAGTGCTAGAACAGCTAATTTAAAAGCTGTAAACACAATGGCATATTCAAACTTAGCATATAGTGCTATAAGAGCTACAAATAATGCTGCTACTGCTAGTTTGGCTAGTACATCAACTTCAAGCTTTTCTAGTTCAAGTGGTGTATCTAGTTCTTCTAATAGCACAGCAAAAGCTACTACAAGAGATATGAGGATAGTAATGCCAGTATATCTTGATAGCAAGGTCATAGGTGAATCTACTGCAGATATAGTAGATGATAAAATAAAAGTAAAAGCAAGAAGAGAAAACAGGAAGAGAGGTAGATAAATGTATAAATTCGGTGACATAGTATTAGACGATTTAGAAGGCTTTGGAATAAAAGAAATAGATATGCCTATGCTACCTCCTTCTGAATCTGATTCTATTGAAACATGGAGCGATAATGGAGATATATTTAGTGGAAGTAGAAAGAAAAAACGACAAATAAGCATCAAATTTTGTGTTGAATGCGATGATAAGGATACTTATGACACTACTGTAGATGCTATAGCAGATGCTTTTGATGTAGATGCTCCACAAGCTTTTTACATAGAAGATGAAGAAAAATTTATTTACTGCATTCCAGAGGATGAAGTGGAGTTTGGAGATGTGGTAATTCGTGATAATAAATGTTATGGTGAGGGAAGTGTGTCCTTAGTGGCATACGACCCTTATTTTTATATAGAAGAAGCTAAAATATTTGAAGGTGATAAAAAAATCACTTATACAAATGAGGGCAAAAAGCCATGCCCTTGTATAATTAATGTGAATTTGGAACAAGATGCTTGTTATTTACAAGTAAGTGATAGTAATGGTAAAGCTATTCTTCTTGGAACTTATCCAAGCCTTGTAAATAAATCAGTTAACGAAAAAGAAAAGCAAATAGATGAAGTATGTGAAACAAAGACTAATTTCTCGAATGGGTCTTTTGTAGATGCAAATAGAGTTGTTACTGGTGGAGTAGATGTATGTGCTGTAAATGAAGGCGGATGGGCAATAGTAGCAAATGATTACGGCTCAGGAGATAAATGGCATGGACCTTCTATAAGAAGAAATCTTATTCCAGACATAATCGACTTTGAAGTGCAAGGCTACTTTTATTTTGATTCTACAGGAAAATTGAAATATAACGAAAATGCAAGCACAAATACAACAACTACTACTAAATATAAAGTAACAGCTACATCAATAGCTTTAAAAGAGAAAAGACTTTCTAGTAGCAAGACAATAAAAACTATAAAGAAAGGTGTTTATTTAACACCTGTAAAAGTAGATGGAAAAGAAGCAACTAACGGCTGGATAAAAACTACGTATGATAGTAAAACAGGCTGGGCTAAAATATCTAAAGGTTTAAAGAAGATCACTACAAAAACAAGCAATTATTACACAAATCATACAGCATCATTAAGAAGTGGAGCAAGCAAGAAAACAAAGTTATTAGCTACAATACCGAATGGTACAGCGGTTAATTATTTAAATGTCGCAAGTGGGAAATGGAGCAAAGTAACCTATAACGGAAAAACAGGCTACGTTTGGAGTGAATATCTTACAAAAGGCTCGGATACAACGATAGAAACAGATGAAGATATAGTTGTGGCTGAAAATCAATTAGGCTTGTTAGAAATGTATGGATGCGATGTAAATGGTGTAAAATTATTCAAGTTTATGTTATGTGATGACCAAAAGTATTTTGAATCAAACTATCCAGTTGTACAAATAGGAAATAAAACTGTATTAGAAGATAAAGATTTTAAATTGCCAGAAGTAAAATTCACAACAACTACAGAAGGTAGTGGAGATAAGCTTACTATAAAGAAACATTACCTTAATATGGGACAATATGGAGATTGGAACGAATTTAAAGGCCATTTTACTATAAAAAGGGAAGGCACAAAATGGAGTGTTGAAGTTGTTAAATATAATTCCTCTGGTGAAATAGTTAAAACAATTAAGCCAGAAGATATAAGAGATAGCGATTTTCCAACAGGAAACCTAAATCATATAGATGTTTTCTTTGGCCAATATGGAGAAGAAAAAGCAGTTGATACAATGACACTTAATAGAATTATTGTAAATAAACTAAATGATACAACTCAAGAAGATACAAACTTATACATTTTTAAAGCTGGAGATGAAATAAGTATAGATACTTTAAATCAAAAGGTTTATAAAAATGGCGAGCTTTTTATGGATTACATAGATTATGGGAGTTACTTCTTTAATTTGGAGCAAGGCGAAAATGCAATAACAATAAATTCAGATAGCCCAATATCTTCTAGTAGTGTAATATTTAATGAAAGGTTTAATAGATAATGTATAGAGTAAACACAATTTTTGTTTTAAATCGACAAAAAGAAATAATAGATGTTATACCTTCACAGGGAGACAGTTGTTTTTTTGATGATGAATATGAGTTGGACCTAGAAACTTTTATGGACACTTATACATTATCTGTAAAAGATGTAAAAAGGTATTCTGATAAGTTAATCGGACTTAACTATATAATTTTTAGATTTAAAGGCAAAGATAGATTATTTCAAATATTCGAATCTGGAACAACTCACGAGAAAAAGAATGTTATAACTGACATTTACTGTGAAAATACAGGGATAACACTTATAAATGAGCCGACACAACCTCAAGTAATTGTAGGGAATGTGAAACAGTTTTTAGAAGCAGTTCTTATAAATACTGAGTTTGCAGTGGGATACGTTGACAGCGAGCTACTTAATACAGTGCTTACTATTGAAATAGAATCTAAAACAAACGTATTAAAAGCTATTCAAGATAATATAGCTAGTTTCGGTGCTGAACTTGAATTTACAGTTAAAAGGCAAGGAAGTAAGTTAAAACAGATTATAAATGTATATAAGAAAAAAGGGAAAGTAACAAATAAGATTTTTACATATGGTGATAATGCAAATAAAATAGGTCAAACCAAAAAATGGTCCGATTTCTGTACAGCATTAATCCCTTATGGAAAAGATGATATAACTATACATTCAGTAGAATGGATAAAAGAAAAAGGAGATCCAGTCGACAAACCACTCAATCAAGACTTTATAGCTGATGAAGAAGCTTTTAAACTTTATAACAATGATGGTAGACATATATTTGGCTATTTTGAGAGTGATGCCAATAATGCATCTGACTTGTTAAAAGAAGCATATGAGGAATTACAAAAACGTTCTAAACCTCAAGCAACTTATGAAATGAGTGTTTCTTATGATGATGAACTTGATATAGGCGATACTGTATCAATAAGGGATTTTAGCTTTGGAGTAAAGCCATTACTTTTAGAAGCTAGAGTAAATAAATTAAAATTATCTTTTTCTGATGAAACAAAATGTACAGCAGAATTTAGTAATTTTAAAGAAGTTATAAGTAAGATAAAAAATTTATCTAATAAAGACGATTTATTAAAAGAAATAATTGAATTTCTTGGTGGTATTGGAATAGGTGATTTGACTGACGAGGATATTGCTAAAATACGAGAATACTTAGAAAAAATGGGAGTAGAAAAAGAAGAGATAGACAAAATATTTGATGAAATTCAAGATATTATACATCCAAAACCAGACCCTCCCGATGAAGGTGATGGCGACCCTATTTATTTAACTTCTTATAAAAATGGTGTATGGCTTGGAGATGACAGATTTCATCAAGTAAAAACTTCTAAAACTGTATCTACTACCGATAAAACTAATGACAAATATGCAGAAGCATTAGCGTTATATGAGAAATATGACATAGGTAAATATCAAAACAAGGCTAATCTTAACGATTTATCATCTACAGGAAATAAATATAAACTATATCTTATAGTTGAACATTATGCTAGAAAATTTGGCTTAGATACAAATCTAGTGTATGCAGTCATAATGGGAGAATCTAGAGGTGACCCTTATAGTACTACAGGTAGTAATGGTGGTTACGGACTAATGCAATGTGAAAGAAGTACATACTTCAAAGAGTGGGGAAATAAGGCACAAACTATAAAATATTTAGACGGCAGCACTTATAAATTTCTACCTTCTTATAATACTATGAAACCAGGGGCAGGTGGAACTACTACAGTTAATGGAATAACAGTAGATAGAAACATTCTAAATCAAATACGATTTGGGTGCTGGGAACTACGTCAAGCTATTGATTATGCGCACGGAAATATATTTGGTGGATTAGTAGCTAACAATATGGGACAAGGTTCATTGAACTGGATAGTGAGTAAGTATGTGTGCGATAAATACGGATATACATTCGTTGATTCTTATTATTTGAGTTCTCAATCAAATGAAACAAAATTAAAAGTTTACGAGGAATTAGACAGTGGAAAATTTGACTTTGCAGCTTATAGACAAAAATTAAAAGATCAAAAAGGATTAGGAACACCAAATAACGTAGAATTATATCTATGTTGGTATAAAGTTGTAAATGGCCAATTACCTTACTATTTAGATGCTCAAGGAAACAAGCTAGGCTATGGAGTTGGTACATCTACTCCAAAAGCAAAAGGTCAAACAAGTGCATCTGATATAAGACAAATAATAGTTGATACGGCAAAAGCTATAGTACAACAACATACAGATAAGTTGGCAACATATGACCAAAGTTATCGTACTTGGAACTTTAAAAAGCCTAACAAAAGAAAAGGCACTTTTTACGGAATAAAAAATCCTATTTGTTACGATTGCTCTTCTTTAGTGACTTGTTGCTATGGTGAAGCTGGATTAAAAAGTATATTCCATAGTGATTCCTTATGTGCAGCAGGAACACTTGTTGACTATGCTACGAGAAAAAGTGGTTATACAATGTTTAAGATAACTAAAACTACAATAGAGAATATGCTCCCAGGGGACATAATAATGATGTGCAATAAGGAGTGTCCAACTACATTAACTAGAGCAAAAGCTATGGCGTATAAATTTACACACCATACGTTAATTTATTGTGGTAAAGTAGACGGCACACATATGGTTGCACATGCTAGACAATGGGATTATTGGCCAAAGGCAATTCGTTATATGGCTGTTTACTCAGATATATATAAATATGGATTTTGTTTAAGACCTTACGATTTAGTTGAAGCCGATAACAATAATGTAGATGACACTCCTGTGATTGACAAGACAGATATGAATGAAGTCTACATAAAAGCGGTTAGAAAGGCAAATGCATATGATTTTTATGACGATAATAATAATTTGTTAACTACAGTAGAAGGCTTATACGAAGATGATGAAAAAGTTTATCCAAGTTCAATTCCTTATGCACTTGTACATTTTGGATTAAATGATCTAACAGAAAAAGGTATAAACGGAGTAAAAATATTAGTTAATATATTAAAAAATAAATATAGAAATACACCGATTTTCATACTAAAAGAATTACATACTGGTATAGCATACGAAAATTATGCTACTGTAAATACTTCTATAGATACTTATAACACTCAAATAAAAGAGTTTTGTGATAATGAAGAAAATGTATTTTTATTAGATGTTTCTGATAAATTAGAAACTTATATAAAAGTATTGAACTCCAATTACACTAATGATGGTTATACCTTCAAGGATGATTCCAGTATTGGTGTTTTTTATAATGCAATAAAAGAAAAATTACTGGCTACTCCTATCGGATATAAAAAGAAAGATGATAGTAGTGAGGGAGATACTAGTGGTGGTGACGATGATGATAAGCCTTCAGAAAACGAAGGTAAAACAATAAATGTAGTGTTAAAAGCTACACAAATGACTGATTACGAACTTATAAATGGACTTACATTTAAATTGCCTTCTAAAGTTGCAGAAAATTTTTATGCAAGAATAAAATTTACAACAACAGATGATTTTAAATATTCACAAAGTAAAATTTGTTATATCGAAGGTGATGATTGCAAATCTGGACAATTATTACCCAAATCAAATACTACTTATAAATTAATAATAATGAAAAATGTAAACAGTGACATTGATTATAAATATTATGCTTCAGCTTATAAAGAAGTAGCAGGAACAACAACAACAAAGGAAAAAGATTTTATTGGAGGCAAAAAAGTAGTTGAAATAGCAAAAACATTTTTAAATCATTCAGAACTAGAATATTCTGGTTGGAAATCAACAACAGCTACATCCACTCCTGCATCATTTAAAAATCCATCTGCAAATTTAAGCAGATGGTATGATTCAGAAAGAAAAAAATATCAAATAGACTGTAGTACTTTATCAATGTATACATTTATGGGATTGAAATACGATAAAACTCCTTACAAAAATAATAAAATGACAAAAGTAAAAAGAAATACTGCATATAGTTGGGCAATAACTTTACCGAGACTATCTGCAGATCAAGCAAGATATTGTGTTGAACATGGATGGGTTTTACATGATGCAGACACAACAAACTTCTTAAATTTAAAAGAAGGAGATTTGATATTCTACGATAGAGATAAACTTACAACTACAAGATATATGCAAATTTCACACGTAGCTATATGTGTAGGAGAAGTAAACGGAGTAATGAGTTGTATCGAAAGTACAAAATGTGATAATGGGGTAAGAATAATAGCTCTAACAAAGAATACTCCAGATAAAGTTTTATTTGTAGCTAGACCTAAAAAATCATAGGAGGGATTATTATGAGCAATATAGAGACTATAACTAGAGAACATGATAATTTCTCCTCTAGTTATGATGAATTGGTAAATTTGCTTGAAAAAGTAATAACAAATAGAGAAATAACACAAGATGATAAGTATGATCTAGAAAAAGCTCATGCTACTTATTCAGAAAATTATAATCAAATAAAAAAAATATTGGAAAATGAAAAGGAAAGTAATTTAAATGATCAACTAGAAGAAGTCGGATATAAAAAATTAGATGCTGATTTAAATAGTGTTATGAATATACTCACTAATAATGGCGAAAAAAATACTTTTTATTTAGGCGAAGATGGAAGAATATTAATTGATATGCAAAGCATACCAATGTTAACCTTATTAGTTCAGAAACTTAGCTTAATAGCAAAAGGACTTGATTCTGATGATGAAGAAAGTAGCATCACTATAGCGCCTGAGTTTATAGAATTATTATCTTCATCTGAAATTCTGTTAAAAGCTAAAAATATCAAGTTAGAAGGTTATGTATCAGCAAATGGCGGATTTTCTATAGATGAAAGCGGAAATATGAGTGCTAATAATGGTAGCTTTAATGGAGAAATTAATGCTAGAGGCAATATGACCGCTGATACACTTACTGTTAGAAAAATTGTAAGTAAAGATATTATTAATTCGCTTGTAAGTGATATAAATGTGACTATAGCAACAGATGGTGATGATGCATCTGCTGTTATTAGTAGTGCGAAATTCTATACTGTGCAAGGCTTTTTAGATGCATTACCCAAAAATCTTAATGGAAATAGCATATATATAACTCTTGATAAGGAATGCAATGAAAACTTGAATTTGAAGGGATTTTCTAATGGCGATGTATATCTATACATGAACATGAAAAATTATAACGGCCATATAGCTGGATATAATTGTACATCAAAACTATTCATATATGGAGCTACTACTGTTACTGGTATTCCAGATGGAGTAGATAGTCAAAGACCTGCTGTAATGCCAGCATCTATGGTAGGTAGCAACACGTATTATTACGGAATGTATTTCTCGAATTGCAATTTTGTTACACTTAGAAGCATAAATGTATATGGTCAAACAACATCAAACTCTTATTATGCTATAGGAGCAGAACATGGAACAACATTGTTAATGCAAAACTGCAAAATTATAGGTTCTCAAAATGGAGTACAAGCTAGAGGCAGTAAAATTATCATGTATAAGAATTATGGGAAAACAAATAATTATGCTGCTAGAGCCATATATGGTGCTACAATATGCATTCAAGATGGTTCTATTCCTAGCGGTCAACTAGTTCACGATAATTCATCACAAATAATACAAGATAGCAACAAAGTTACTGTAGATAGCACTACGACTGAAACTGGAACTAATACTAATACAGGAACTACAACAAGTAAATCAGTTACATTCACTTCTGACTATGGAGATACATATCGTTATACATGGAGCGATTGGGCACAAGATAACCTAGTCATACAAGGGAAATGGACCTCTAATAGTGTTGGCTGTTGGTTCTTTGGTAGTGATTTCAGTAAATTGCAAGGCAAGACTATAACAAAGGTCGTTCTAAAAATAGAACGTACAAGTGGAGGTAGTTCAAGTAACAATGAAGCTAAAATAGTTATGCATAATCATTTAAGTAGGCCTTCTGGTGAGCCTACTTATTTAAGTTGGAGCAAAACTGCTAATCTTACAATGAATGCAACAACAACAGTTACAATAACAGATAGTGCAGTATTGAATGCGATAAAAAACGGAACAATGAAAGGATTTGGATTAAAGCACATATTCGATAAAGATCATTATATGAAATGTACAGGAGTTATAAAAGCAACAATAACTTATCAAGACTAGAGAGGAAGTGACGATTTGAGTAATATAACTAATTTAAATCGAGATTACTTAATCAAAATAAATGTAAAAGAAGCAACGATAGATGTACCAAAGATGACCTTTTGGAATACAGATAAAAAGACTTCAAATATGTTTGTACAACTTGTTATAAATATGAGTGAAAATGAACTAATAAAGAATTATGTAACTATAGAAAATGCAACTGATTATAAAATTACGCTAAATGTAATAAAACCTAAAACAAATCAATATAGAACGTTTGAAGCTAAGTTATTAAATGAAGAAAAAGCTTTATTTGAAATAGATTTGACTTCTGAATTTATAGATCAAGTTGGAAATTACAACTTTGAATTTGAAGTATCTAGTAAAGTAGATAATAATGATGAAAGTATTACTACTTCAAGCTCAACTTATGAAGTAAAAGGAAGTATATTAACTAACCTAAATAAAGAAATATCATCAAGTCCAGATTTGCCGATACTTAAGCAATTAATAGAGCAAGTAAAATCTTTACAAGGTGGAGATTTAACAGGCTATCAAAAGAAAAGTGATAATTCATTAGAAACAACTAGCAAGGAAATAGTAGGAGCTATCAACGAAGTTAATTCGCAATATAAAGATATTGCGTACTTAATTAATGAAAATTATTTTATATTAAAATCACCAAATGGAACACAATATAAAGTTAAAATTACAGACAACGGAACTTTAAAGGTAACAGGTATTAATGAGGAAGAGTTAGAAGATTTATTAGAAGGAAGATTATTAATATGGCATGATGAGTTTGAAGGTAGTGAAATTGATAGAAGTAAATGGCGCTCTTCTACTAATAATTCAAGTTATGCTGAATTGCAAGCATATACTTATGAAAGAAGCGAAAACGCATATATAGAAAATAACCAATTAGTATTAAAAGCGATTAGAGAAAATTATATTAATGGTTATAATTGGACTTCTGCAAGATTAGACACTATGGGTCTATTTGGTGTAAAATACGGTAGAATTGAAGCTAAATTAAAATATGAAAGTAAAAATGGAGCATTTCCAGCATTTTGGACTTTAGGGTGTAATACATATTATCCATCTAGCACTTCCGGGCCATATGGGGTTACAAATAGTTATGGGGCGCCTTGGCCATACTGTGGTGAACTTGATATATTTGAAGGGTGTAGCGGTGGTGGAGGAGTAAAACCTATAATACATTACTCTTTAGACCCAAGCACATCAGCAGAATCAAATATGACAATAGCAACTAATAGCACAGTTAATACATCAGAATATCATATTTATGGAGTAGAATGGACTGAGACATCAATGACGGCTTATCTGGATGGGGAAGAAATAGGGACAATAGATACAACAGGTTTAACTCCATATAACAAACCTCATTATTTGATATTAAATTTAGCATTAGGTAGTGTTGCTGGCGCAATAGATGATGACGTTAATGATATAAAAATGTATGTAGATTGGGTAAGGGTTTATGCACCTGAAAGCGTTACACAGAAATTAGATATAACAGGAATAACTCTTTCTAAAAGTTCTATGACAATGAATATAAATGACCCTTCCCAATATGTAGATTATGAAAGTACACCTACTAATACTGTAAATGGTCTTGTTACATTGACAAGTTCTGATACCGAAGTTTTTAAAGTTTACGGGACTAAATTAACTGCGATAGCTCCAGGAAATGCTGAGTTAATTGCAACGTCATACAATGGTATTACAAAAAGCATTCCAGTTCAAGTAGGTACAAATTTACCTGTTTATGCTGAAAGTATAACCTTAAATACATCTAATATATCTATATCGGAAACAAAAACTGCTACTATAACAGCTACAGTAAAACCAACCAATTGCAATGAAACATTATCATGGTCTTCTAATAATACAGAAATAGCTACTGTGGATAATGGTATAATTATAGCTAAAAAAGCTGGAAATTGTGTTATTACAGTTTATTCTCCACATAATAATTCTATTAAAGGAACTTGTAATGTAACAGTGGAGGCTTTAGTAAAATTATCTCTTCCATCAAATGGATTGGTGTTACAATTAGATAGAAATGGAATGAATCAGTATTCATGGACAAATTCAGTAGATAATGTAGAATTGCCTTGGGTAAATGCTTACAATAAAGGAACAGGTGCTAATAGTGCTATACAAACAGATGGAAGTTCATTTTGGTGGGGAGGTAGTAACTACTCTGATTATAGTATGATGGATTTATCTTCATATTATGACCCAAATACAGACTCTACACTTATACTTAGTGTTGACCGTACAGGATTACCTACATCACAGGATTTCATAGCTAGTTGTGGTTCTATCGGTGGGGCAAATTCTATGAGAATTAGTACACTAGGTTCACCTCAATATTTTGATAGTAATTCAGCTTCTATTAAAACTACAGGGAAAATTATTTCACCTACTGGATTAATTTGGACAGTAGCATTAAGATTTAATGCTACAGATAATACTTATACTTTAAACTATATCGAACCTGACGGAAGTACAAATAGTACAGTTATAACCCTTGCAAGTTCTTATAGTACATCTGAAAAATTTAGCCTTGGGGTTCCAGGTGGTAAAGGTAAATTAACTAAATTTAAAGTATGTGCAGTATATAATAGATTGATTACAGATGAAGAAGTTAATACAACATTAACAAATATTAATGAGTTTGTTAATAGTTAATTTTAAAAGAGATGCGTATGTGTTATAATATTTAAAAAAGTAAAAAGGTTAACTTTAAAAGGGGAATATTATGACAAGTTTATTTAAAAAGATATTAAAGAAAAAAAAG